CCCGCGCCTGGTCATCGGCCGATCAGGTCGGCAGAACGACGTCCACCGCGTAGGAGTACTCCATGTACGGGAAGACCGGGAACGCCTTGACGCCGTTGCCCATGTCCTGACCCCACGGGTCGATCGTGGACTGCTCCCACTCGTAGTACCCGGCCTGCCAGTTGCCCTCCGGGTGCGGAGCGGTCAGCGTCTTGCCGAAGCCCAGCTGGGTTCCGTCCACGTCCGCCATGTCGGCCTCACGCGGCAGGAAGACGAGCCGGTTGGCTGGCCAGAAGCGGGTGTTGACGATCGTGCTGGAACCGACCGCCCGCGTCCGGTACACGCCGTTCGCCTCGATGAAGGTGATGTCCGTGTTCTGCTCCACCAGGGCGCGCGCCGCAGCGGGCCCCCAGCCGTCGAGCAGGTACAGCGGGTCCGGCGCCTTCGTTGCAGCCGCGGCGGTCGGGGCGTACCCGAGACCGGCGCGCTGGTTGAACTTGTCGGAGTTGATGAAGGCGTTGAACGCCGCCTTCGGCCCGATCACTCGGTCCATGTGCACGCCGTACAGGTCGTACATCATCTCGCTGACGCCGAGGAAGGTCCGGTACGGGTCGAACGTCGTACCCGAGATGTCCCAGGAGCCGTTGAGGATGTCCGTCTTGTACTTCGTCGCCGGGTCGTTCGCCGCGTTGCCAGCCGCCTGGGTCACCGGGCGACCGTAGTCCACGGAGAACTTGATCTTGCCATCGTCGTAGACGATGGTGCCGTTGGCGAGCGCGTCGAGGATCAGCTTCTCGATCCGGTTGTCCAGCTTGCGCAGGCGCAGGTTCCGGTCTCGCGTGATCTTCCCAGCCCAGTCCTCGACCGCCGACGCCGCGTACAGCGGGAGCGAACCCGACTGCAGCTGCTCGACCATCTTGGCGAGCTCTCGAGCGCGGTTCACGTCCGACGCGGTGTAGTGGTCCTTCAGCGCCCAGTCGATCACCGACGCACGACCCTGGCCGAGCGCGTTCTCGTCCTTCTGGGCCAGCTCCGACTCTGCGGTCTCCGCACGCGCCGGGGCGAGACCATCGGTCAGACCACCCAGGTAGTTGAAGATCACGTCGTCCGTTGCGACCTCGAGCCACGGAACCAACTGCAGGCCGATGTGATCAAGCGGCGGCGCCTTCTCCCGGATGATCCCGAGGGACGTCTCCTTGCGGACCAGACGGTCCTGGCCGATTGCGCTGGCGTGCTCGCTGGTGCCCGCCTTGTTCAGGCCGTAGCCGAAACCACCGGCCATCAGCATTGCCTTGAGTGCAGGACTCATTGCCATATTGGATTCACCCCTCTCGTTACTTGAAGTTGACCTGCATGCCCTTGACGCCACGCATGGCGTCGGCCGTGGTGTTGGTGAGCGCGATGCGCAGGCCAGCTGCGTCACGCTCGAAGCACCACGCCTGGACAGCGGAAGCGTCGTAGACCGCGGCAACGTCGCAGTCGTGTTCGATGGTCTGCCACGGGAGCCAGTCCCGGCACAGGCCGACGATGTTGGCGAGCGTCTGGCGACCATCGGTCACACCGGCCATGAAGGGGCCGACCTTACCGATGTCCACACCGGACGTGATCTTGGCGAGGACTTCGCCGGGCTGTACGACCTTCTGGCCGGTGACGCCGTTGATGGTCTCCGTCGGAACTGTCGAGGCGGCGAGCGTGTAGCTCTCCGTCTTGATTCCCCGCGTCGAGCGCAGGAAGTTGTTCTTGCCAAACGGAGCCCACGACGCACCCGGACCCTTGACGAAGCTAGGCATCTAGCTGCTCCTTCAGGACTGGTTGGTCTGGTTCTGCTGCTGGGTGAGCAGGGTCTGGAGCTTCTGGTACGAGCCCATCTTCTCCAGCTGCTCTTGGGTCCGACCACTGCGACGGTGGTCCGCGACGATGGCCTCCTGGACGTCGATCTGGTCCTGGAGTTCGTCGGCGGCCTGCTGCTGCGGCTGGTTCGTTCCACCCTGGGGCTGTCCGTGCTGCTGGAACAACTGCTGCGGCGGCGCGGTGCTCGACGAGGGGGACGACGCCTTGAAGACGGCGGACCACTTGGCGAAGGCGCTGTCGCTCATCTCCAGTGCAGCCTCGGTGAGGCTCGGGATCTGCGAGGCGAGGATCGTGGGGTTCTGGCCTTCGGCCAGTCCCTTCACGAAGTCCTCGCGGTTGGCCTGGATCTGCTCCGTGCGGTACTGCTCGAGCCCGTCGATGTGCGCCTGGGCCTGCATGAACGCCTGGAGCTGGTTGCCGGACAGTCCCGAAATCGGGATGCCGACGCCCGGCTTGCCGTTGAGGTTGAAGCAGAACAGCGTGCCACCCTTGGTGTGGTCCGACTGCTCTGCGGTGCCGGTCTCGGTGGTGGTGCCGCCGTTCTCTTCCGTCTGCTCGGCGGGCGGCGGCGTCTGGCCACCGGTCTGCTCGGCTGGCGTCTGGGTCGTACCTGCCGGTCCGTTGGCGGGCGGCGGGGTCGCCTGACCCCCGGTTCCCGACTGAGTGGCCGGGCCGTTGTTGTTCGCTGACTCCGACACGTCGGGAGCCTCCTTGTCGTTTTCGAACATGAGACTGAATGCACTGTTGTTCTGGGAGAACTCACGCAGACCCTCGACAGCTGGGAAGTCTACGTACGCAACTCCCGAGTACACAGGCCAGAACTCCATCTCGTCGTTGGTGACGTAGCTGGAAATCTCCGATGACAAGTTCCTCCAGAGCCCCGAGTCGATGGCGCTCTGCGCATCGGGATCGAGGATCTCGAAGTCCGCATCGAGATAGGTGTACTCCTTGTCATCGATCGGATTCTTCCGCTTCTCAGCGGCGAGGTCCGTGTGCCAACCGATGAGGCTGTCCATCGGATCGGACAGGAAACCTCCGTGCCCCTTGCGGACGGGGACGGACTCGAGGATCTTCCGATCACGCAGCAGGTTCCAGTGGTTCACCATCTGCTGGATGTGGATGTCATCCCAGGTGTGCTGGAATCCCATCGAGTCACGGAAGGCTCCCGACCGGAAGACGGGGACCTTCTGAAGAACGAGGACAGTTTTGTCCCCGACCTTCTTCTTGAACTTCTTAACGCCGGGAGCGTTGAATCCGAAGTTCGCCCCGGAAAAGAGCACGACGTTGCGCCGTGCCTCTGGGGTTAGCGTCTGCGTACTCATGTCAGGTCCAAATCCTACAGGTCGGGCCCGGTATCGGGCAAGCACCACGATTCATCCGGTCGCTTCCTCCTCGACAGGATCGACTTCTTCCACCAACGTCGCACGACGATCGCGAATAATGACTCGACACCATCGCTTACATTCACGACATTGAAGCCTTACCGTTCCTCCCTCCACGAGGACATGACCGAAGATTCTGTTCTGCTTCCAGATCTTCACTCGGACATACGGCTGCCCCCCCAAGACACCATAGGTGGCAAGGAGGGGCCGACGACTGCACTGCTCGCAGCGGAGCTCATGCTCTCGCCTGACCAGTACTCGGGTATTCGTCATGCCGCGACGCTTACCTCTGAGCTGATGAGGTTGTTGAAGATCCGAAGGTAGGAGTCGGGGTTCGGGATGTCGGCCGCGCTGTTGCCGAGGTTCTGCGCCACCAGGTTCATCCTGGTATACAGCGTCTCGACGGCGCGCTCCGGGTCCTTGACCCCCTCTTCGCGCATGGCGATCTCCATGCGCTTCTTAAATCCGAACTCCGGCTGGAAGCCTTGGAGGCTCCCGGCCCGGTGAGCTTTCCGGATTTGCGGGGCGATGCGGTCGGTGATCAGCTTGAGTGTAGACCGCACGGAATCGCCACCCAGCGGACCATCGGTGCCTGCCGTGTCGTCGGCCTGGCCGGTGGTATCCCCAGAGCTACTCGGCTTGGTGACAACTTCGAACTCCTGGAAGGTGAGCCCGGCGATCTCGCTGAGCTCCTGGACGTTCGGGCGAGCCTGCCCTGACTTCATCGCCTCGGACACGATGGTACGGAGTAGCTCCGTGGACACCTTGCCCATCTTGGAGAAGCGGATCTTGGGACGCGGCGCGTTGAAGCCGAAGTTCCAGTTCGCAATCGGAGACAGGATGTACTTGTTGATGTAGCGAGCCCAGTCACCGGTGAT